ACCGGATGGCCGCGCGATTTTTTCCCTATGGGCCTTTCTTTAATGGGCTTTAATTTGGCCCAATCATAGTCTGTCTGCCAAACCTAAATAAATGAAAATACTTTGGCGCTAAGTTAGTCTTTTGTCTATAAATTAAAGCCTCTTGGCCCACTCTCTTTAACTCAAAATGCCTAAGCGTGACGCTCCATGGCGTTCAATGGCGGGAACCTCAAAGGTTAGCCGCAACGCTAATTACTCTCCCCGTTCAGGAATTGGGCCAAGAATTAACAAGGCCGCTGAATGGGTTAACAGGCCCATGTACAGGAAGCCCAGGATATACCGGACGCTCAGGACGCCCGATGTACCAAGAAGCTGTGAAGGGCCTTGTAAGGTCCAGTCTTTCGAGCAGCGACATGACATCTTACACACTGGTAAGGTTATATGCATATCTGACGTTACTCGCGGTAACGGTATTACCCACCGTGTCGGGAAGCGGTTTTGTGTTAAGTCCGTCTACATATTAGGCAAGATATGGATGGACGAGAATATCAAGCTCAAGAACCACACCAACAGCGTCATGTTCTGGCTAGTCAGAGATCGTAGACCGTATGGAACACCTATGGATTTCGGACAAGTGTTCAACATGTTCGACAACGAGCCTAGTACCGCCACAGTTAAGAACGATCTTCGTGATCGTTACCAGGTCATGCATAGGTTCTATGGCAAGGTGACAGGCGGACAGTATGCCAGCAACGAGCAGGCTATTGTCAGGCGGTTCTGGAAGGTCAACAACCACGTGGTCTACAATCATCAGGAAGCTGGCAAGTACGAGAACCATACCGAGAACGCCCTATTATTGTACATGGCATGTACTCATGCCTCAAACCCTGTATATGCAACGCTTAAGATTCGGATCTATTTTTATGATTCGATCTTAAATTAATAAAATTTTAATTTTATTGAATGATTTTCAAGTACATAATTTACATATGATCGGTCTGTTGCAAAACGAACAGCTCTAATTACATTGTTAATTGAAATAACGCCTAACTGATCTAAATACAACAGGACTAATTGTCTAAACCTAGCTAAATAAGTCGACCCAGAAGCTGTCATCGATGTCGTCCAGACTTGGAAGTTCAGGTAGGCTTTGTGGAGATCCAACGCTCTCCTGAGGTTGTGATTGAACCGGACTTGGACGGTGTATATCCTGGTCCTGGTGTATAGTATGTCCTCTACTCGGTTTATCTTGAAATAGAGGGGATTTTCTATCTCCCAGATAAACACGCCATTCTCTGCCTGACGTGCAGTGATGAGCTCCCCTGTGCGTGAATCCATGTCCTGCGCAGTCTATGTGGAAGTATATGGAGCAACCGCAATCTAAGTCAATGCGTCTCCTCCTGATGGCCCTCCTCTTAGCTTGTCTGTGTGCTTTCTTGATAGAGGGGGGCTGTGAGGGTGATGAAGACCGCATTCTTGAGAGTCCAGTTTTTGAGAGACGCATTTTCTATTTTCTCGAGGAAAGCTTTATAGCTGGAACCCTCGCCAGGATTGCAGAGCACGATTGATGGGATCCCTCCTTTAATTTGAACGGGCTTTCCGTACTTGCAATTTGATTGCCAATCTTTTTGGGCCCCGAGAAGTTCTTTCCAGTGCTTTAACTTTAGGTATTGCGGTGCGACGTCATCAATGACGTTATACTCCACTCCATTCGAATAGACCCTAGAATTGAAATCGAGATGACCGCTCAAGTAATTATGTGGGCCTAAGACCCGTGCCCACATCGTCTTGCCCGTTCGAGAGTCACCCTCAATTATGATACTAATAGGTCTCTCCGGCCGCGCAGCGGCACCCCTTCCGAAATAATTATCTGCCCACTCTTGCATCTCGTCAGGCACGTTAGTGAAAGAAGAGAGTTGAAACGGAGGAACCCACGGTTCTGGAGCCTTGGTAAATATTTTAGCTGCGTTAGCAACAAGATTATGATGTTGAAGGAAAAAGTGTTGTGGTTGTTCCTCCTTAATAATTTGCAGAGCTTCTGCGGCAGATGCAGCATTCAACGCCTTGGCATATGTATCGTTAACTGACTGTTGACCTCCTCTAGCAGATCTGCCGTCGATCTGGAATTCTCCCCATTCAACTGAATCTCCGTCCTTGTCGATATAGGACTTGACGTCGGAGCTCGATTTAGCTCCCTGTATGTTCGGATGGAAATGTGTTGACCTGGTTGGGGAGACCAGATCGAAGAATCTGTTATTCGTGCACTGATATTTACCTTCGAACTGGACAAGCACGTGGAGATGAGGTTCCCCATTCTCGTGCAATTCTCTGCAAATCTTGATGAATTTCTTGTTAGTCGGAGTGTTTAGGTTTTGTAGTTGGGAAAGTGCCTCCTCTTTGCTAAGAGAGCATTTGGGATATGTGAGGAAATAGTTTTTAGAGTTAATTCTAAAGCGTTTGGGTGGCATTTTTGTAATAAAGGCTGTGTACACCGATTGGAGCTCTCTCAAACTTACTCATTCAATCGGTGTATTGGGGTACTATATATACTATAACCCTCATTAGAGGATCTTGGACACGTGGCGGCCATCCGCTATAATATT